AGAGAACGAAGACTAAAGGTGACTACAAAGTTCTGACGAATGTTCTGTGGTAGATAATCACGAGCGTGTTCTTCAGATACACCATTCTCAAACTGAACTGCGTATCGTCTAGATGCTGCTAGTGTTAGTCCCAGTTGTGTCTGGTAGTCATCTTCTGACCACTCATACTTCTTTCCCTTTCTATTTGTATAGAAACCAGGAGGTCTCACATAGAATACTGACTGGGGTGATAGTTTCCCTTCTGCAACTTTTAGAACTCTCTTGCAAGTATATCGTTGTGACTGAACATCGAAACTAATACCCACTCTATGGGTTCTTGCCTGAACGATAACATTATGGACGAATCCACTACAAGAGAATGTGATAGAGGGGTGTTCTAGGGGTCCCCAGTGTCCTCTCTCGTTTGCTAAGAGTTGCTCAATAACCCACGCACCACACGCCTTCTCTTGAGGGATGTCAGTGTCTTCAATAGGTAACTCACTATAGTCATTCTTACCTCCCATAAACACAAGTTGTTGTGGGTTGGGAGTGCAACGGATCATCTCAACTTTCTGATGAGGATCTAGTTTCAGGAGTGTATCTGCCTTGACTGGTTTCATAGATCGTCTGTCACTTCAGGATAAAGGTTTGTTATAGTCATTGGGATTTCTTCTTCCTCTGAATACTGGGTTTCACTTACTCGGAAAGTTTCACCCTTAGTATATACTTCTGATTTTAGTTCATCAATGAGAACCTCTATGGATTGAATAAGAAACTTTACTTTGTCTGTGTCCATGATGATAGAGTACTTGGTTATATTATAGCACAAAAAAAGGGAAGAAACAAGTCCTTCCCTTTCCTACACTATTCAGTTAGGACTCACTTGTTATAAGTGCGTCCGCGGTAGCAGAAAGTGCCATGTGTCTCGGAAGACGCATCACAACTAACATCATACTCAACACCACGATAGGCGGTGTGAGAGATCTGTGCGTTGTGAAGTGCGGCAGCTTTGTTGATCTGCTTTTTGATGAGTGCGAGAGTGTTCATAGTAGTACTCCTGAAGTTGAGGTTAGTTAAAACCCGTTCCTTCAGTCGTTTGCGTCCAGTTTCCTGGATGAACGAATCCGTTCCGCGACTTACTTGCGACCCACCGAAGTGAGTTGAACGTGTGGATATTATAACATATCCTTTGTATTTATGTCAACGTCCTCCCCATTGGATCTCGGGGAATGCTTCTTCTACAACCTCAAAGGGAACCTTATACTTGGTGTCAAGTTCTTTATCCTTGACTAGGATGAGGATTTCTGCCTCTAGAGGATGAACAGATTCTAGGAGGTTGATAAACATCATCTCACGACGTGTTTTAGATAGACCACCATTACCACCCTCAACAAAGTGATAGAGGTTCTTCCATTGTGCCCTTAGTGTAGTCTTAGCGTTGGCATCGGTAGAACCCAATGAGAAACTACCATTCTCATACATCTGACGTGAAGACTCTTCAATCTTATCAGTTAGTGTTCCGCTGTATACATGTTGCTCTTCATATCCAGAGTAGGGAACCTCACCTGGTGGTAGAGCAGACTCTACAGTTTCATCAAAGTTCCAGATGAATAGTGCCTTTAGAGCACCACACCCGTATCTCTTGAGAACATCTACCTTCTTTTCAGTACCCCTAGTACGAGATGCCATGTCAAGAATCTCAAACATCAAGGGATTGTTTGGTAATGAGGTAGGGACTTTGGGTGCCGCTGGTTTGCGTGCCTTTCGTGCGCTACGCGGTTTCTTGGTTTCTGTCGCTTCTGTCATAATGTTTTCCAAAAAGTAATAGTTTAATCCTCTTCACCAATCCACTCTCCATCCTGACCATAGCTATGCTCAAAACGAATAGCAAGAATTTCATCTGGTAGTACGTTTCCTTCTTCATCGTAGAATTCAGGATGATTGGGTAGCTGGGAGGCTTGTATTGATAGGTACCCATAAGCTAGGTACCCGATAACACCACCTAGGAGGAGGAACATTTGGAGTAGGATAACCCCAAACACAATTGATACGGTAAGCATCTTAATAGCCTCCTATTTTTAGTTATTTATACCCCTAACCTCATTATTATAACACACTAATCCAACGTTCATTATCAAGTGTCCAATCAACAACTTCTTCAATCCTATCTCTTATATTCTTTGGTTCCCAACCCAATGACTTCATCTTCTCCCCACACAATGAGTATCGAAGATCATGTCCCGGTCTTGATGTGTGGAAATCAACCATCTCATAGTTCAATTCCTTTCCTTGAATTTCAGCAATGATCTGTGCTAGTTGTAGGTTATTCAACTCTTCTGTTCCTACAATATTAAACTTGGGACACTTCTCATCACTCTCATAGGATAGGAGGAACATAATAGCATCAGATACATCCTCCGCATGAATGTAGTGTCTAGATCCTGGTATGGTTTTAGTCTCATCACTATGAATAGTTACAACTTGACCATCCCTGATGCGTTTAATACACATAGGTATAAACTTCTCTGGGTGTTGTCTCTGTCCAAATACATTCATAGTGTGTGTGATATACACTGGAACACCATAGGTATTTTGAAATGATACTGCTAGTTCCTCACCACCTGCCTTACTGGCACTATATGGATTGGTTGAGTTGTATCTATCATTCTCCTTATAACTTACACCTGTAGGAGCGGGACCGAACACTTCATCAGTTCCAAAGTAGATAAACCGAATTAAATTCTGTGTTCTAGCAAAGTCTAATATGTTGCAGGTTCCCACAACATTATCCATAACAAACTCTAAAGGATACTCAATACTACGATCAACATGTGATCCAGCAGCAAGGTGTAGAATATAATCTACCTTCCCAATATCTGATGACACCAATGGATTGATAGGTGCCTTTAGGTCATGATATACTATCTTAACTCTAGACTTATGAGGAGATTCTAATAGAATATCATATAACCTATTCAAATTACCACTGAAGTCTAGTCTATCTAAACTAATAATCTCCCAGTCTGTAGTTTCTAATATCATTAAGATTAGATGGTGAGCGATAAAACCAGCACCACCTGTCACAAGAACTCTTTTCATGTTAATGCTCTAATTTCATTAGGAATGTATTCGCGGGATCTGCCTCCCAAATGTTTTATCTTAGCAGTGGATAAAGCATTCAAATATCCCATACGACGTACATCATTCTGTAATTTCTTATCACTATGCCAGTGAATGAATTTACCATCAGATTTTAACTTTCCTATTTGTCTGAACAAATCAATCTCCATCATAAGGCAAACACCACACACAAATTGTCCTCCAGAAAAGTATGGTTTGCGATCATTAAAGTTTGCACTAATAATCTTAATCTTATCATCAGAGTTATATTCCTCTACCATAACCTCCAACCAATTTGGAGTTTCAATTAGAGTATCAGAATTTAGCATCATAAAGTATTTGGATGTAACATAGTCAGAACCATGATTAACAGTTCCACTAAAATACATCCTGTTTGGATTCCTGACGTATTTAACATCAGGATATTTGTCACTGAAGTATTCTTCTAGTGTTCCCTCTGATGAGGAGTCATCATCAACTAGAATAACTTGACCGAAGGTATTTGGATTGTGAGATTTGGTTTCTAAAACTGATTCAATACATTCTCCAAGAATTTCATATAACTCATGACAAGGAATAACAATATCAACCTTACTCATTATGGGCAAGTACCCCACTGTGGTTGTAGGGCGGTCTGACCTTCGAAACCAGAATTTAGATCGAAAGAGGAAGGTTTGGTTGTAATGTTACTTACACACCACCCACTTAGGTCTTGGTTGAATACAGTTGAATATCTGAACATATTACCCATGTCTGTAACATTAGCAACATCCCAACCACCAATGTTTTGGTTGAATGCAACTGAATTATCGAACGTACGATTCATATTCGTCACCTTACCAACATTCCAACCACTAATGTCTTGGTTGAATACATTCATATTAGAGAACATATCCTTCATGTTTGTAACATTATCAACATCCCAACCACCAATGGGCTGGTTGAATGCATCCATATTAGAGAACATAAACGCCATGTCAGTTACATTACTAACATCCCAACCACTGATGTCTCGATTGAAGATGGTATTACCACTTAACATATACGACATGTCAGTTACATTACTAACATCCCAAACACCAATGTTTTGGTTGAAGGTACTGTATTGGAACATATACGCCATGTCAGTTACATTACTAACATCCCAACCACTAATGTCTTCATTTTGATGAACCTCCCCAAACATCCCTCTCATATTCGTGACATTCGTTGTGTTCCAGGAAGAAAACCCTGTAACATTGAATATGAAATAACCCCAATCCCCGCGCTGGAACATACTCGCCATATTAGTCACATTAGATGTATTCCAACTCCTAACGTCAGCTCTAAAAGATCCAATGTTGTAGCACAGGTCTGCC